CTTCTATATTTTGCAACCGGAAAGAACAATATTTAGTTCGACGGTTGGGTCAACTCAAGCGGTGAGTTTGCCGTGTTCCATGGATTGTGTCCATGGGCACTCGTCCTAATTAAAGAACGATTTCAGGCCACTAAAAGCAGCTTGAAGTATGGGAATGCGGGAAATGCCAGCCTTCACAAGCCCGGCAATGGTTGGGGCAACTGAGGAGATGCCCGAAACCACGCGGCTGAAGAGTGAAGGATCCGCGTTCTTCATGGCCAACATGCCCTTGGCAGGCAATGCTTCAACTGGCGCATGAGAGATGGCGAGGGGACGAAGAGCGTTGAGGTGAGGTATGAGAGTTTCTTTGGGTACCGGATTTCGCATACCAAGAATGGGCGTGAGCCCAGTTTGGTAGGATGTTGGTGCGGTTGTCTCATACTTGTACTCAGCGCGAAAACGCATGGTTTGACCCGATGCGGCACCGGTAATCACAGCAACCATCAAAAACCCAGCTGCAGTCGTACGACCGGAAGTTGGCATGTAATTGAAGGTGAAACAGTTTTCAGAAAATGGGACGGCAACAGCATGGGATGCTTTGGCCGGGTCCCAATTGGAAAGTGGAAGTTCAAAATGTGTGACATATTCTTGCGGGTAGCCAGCAATGGTCGCCCACGTAACATTGTTAAGGGCGCCGGCTTCCAAGGCTTCCTCACTCGTGGCAAAAGCAACACACAAATCCCCTTGTGTGGTTTGCTGCGGACTGTCAGGCCAGACAGTCAGAATGAGGGCGGTTAAACGATACCTTGAGAGCGTGGTGAAACCTGGGTCAAGTTTGGGCAAGTCGAGGCCAGCATGGGTGGCGCCTGATACGTCGCCAACTGGAGCTGTGACGGTGGTGGTGGTTCCAGAGGGTGAGTACCAAAACGGTTTTCCGGCGTTCGTGGCGCAACAAAACTGGTAAGCGGGACCAGCATCATTACCCGACTCAGACCAACCATCTGGTACGGCGCCGACATAACCAAAACCAGCAGAGCTACAGGTAGCTACACCTGAAAACACATAACTGTACGTATTTGTGTCGAGCTGGAAGTCGCCGAGGACCCAAGGTGGTCTGCAGGGTGCAGTGGGAGTTGTGAGGCCCATCAAATAACCTGCAACGCCGGCATCTTGTTGCGTGAGCTTCTCACGCATCATACCCATGGTGGAGCGTTGTGGTTTCGACGGACCAGTTCCCTGAATTGCAGGCCCTAGACCAGAGGAAATCTCTTGTCGGACGACGTTTGGTTTGCGGCTGCGCGTGGGCGGTTTTTCAACCGCTACTGCGACTTGTTGAGCAACTTGACGTGCGATTTTCTTCTTCGTCTTTTTCGGAGTTTGAGTAGACATTGTTGAGGTAATTCCCAAAATTCGCTAGAAGAGAGCGAAAGAACGTTTCACTAAGGTAGTACGTTAAACAGACCGGCTTTTTACAAAGGGGCTGACCAGACCCCAAGTAAAAGCCAAAATTTTCCGAAAAACCCACCCAGCCGGATTTATTCGAGGTTTTGAAACCCCCGACTGGGTGTGACCTCCACGGTCATTTAGATTGCTTGCGTGACCTGCCACGCGGTTTGGAACCGCGTGACGGGGAAGGGCTCATTTCCTCCTTACCTTTCGAACTGGCTCGTTTTGGTTTGGAGGGTTTTGGCTCCTTCAATTTGGCCGGGTGAGGCGCGTTAGGAACGCGCTTCTTCTTCTGGCGCAAATCACGAAGGTGTTCAACCTTAATTTTCGGAACGTGGAGGTGGGCATCAATTGCTGCGACAGGTGCGTCCAGTATCAGGAAAGGTTTGTCCAGTGTCAAGACGTCTGTCTGGCACCAAGCGTGGAAACGCTCGACTTCAAAGCCGGGCAGCGTCCTAGCAACCAAATCAGCCATCCAATCCGCGCATCGATTTGTGAAACGTCCACCAGAGGTGAAAACGATGTACGCGTTGTACGACATGGCACCGTCCTTGCTTAGCACCGGTGGAGTGTCGCCCATCAAGCGCTGCGCTTTCGTGCCCAACTGGCACAACAAAGGTGTGCCAGGGTCGAGTATGTGGTAAGCGTAGCTTTTCTCAATGAACTTCACTTCGGGCGCGACAAGTTTATCAGTCGTAACATGAAATTTGGATAGCTGACGACGGATGTCGGAGCAATTGTTGGGCGAATGCACAAGTAGCTCGCCGTAATAGCGGCCAAGGAAAGACAAAGGTAACTCCTTAGGAATCTCAGTCAATTCCAGTTTCTGGCCGACAAGCGCGCAGGCGTATTGCATGCGTCGGGTGTCGTAAAGCTCAGGTAACGCAATGGCACCGTCATCACCACCGGCCATACCGATTGCGGCATAGGCTTGGGCTGGTGTGAACTGTGGTTGCGCCGCACCTTTGGTGTGGTCCTCGGGTGCGTATTGAGTCCTGAAACCAAGAAATTGGCAGAATGCATTGGCCATTGTGTTAAATGGTGAAGTCGCCGGGCTGCCGCTACCACGGTGCCACAGGATCTCATAAAAGAGCTCAAAAGCGGCATAAACACGCTTGTGGTGGTCATTCCTGTGGCACGTGACAAATTCGTCACGAACGCTAAGCACGAAGCAGCGGAGGCCGAACTTGAGTTCGAGTCGGCGCAACATTTCACCATAACGGCCATCCATGCGAGAGAAATCCGTTTCGGCACGTCGAGCCTTGCCGCCCAGCGCATGTAACATGCGAGCCTCGAGCAGCTTTGGTTCGACGAAAGAGTACCAATGGCAGTTTTTCAACACGGCAGAGAGCGCATACATCAGCAAGGAATATCGCGTCTTGTCACCAGGTTTGTAGTTGGTGATCACGCGCGGTTCCTTGACCTCTGAGTACGGCTCGCTCTTCATGAAAGCGGTAGCGTCCTCCTGTGTGTTTGGTGTGACTCCCGACGTCTCAAGTTGCATCCTTTGGGCTCTTGAACACTGTGTCTCATACATTTGTTCATAGTCACCCGGATTGACCGTCAGTGGGAGCACGCCAGCCTCGTTAAGTACCAAATCGACAAACTCATCCATGCAGCGCTCAACGAAATTCGTCTGGCCTGGAGTGAGTTTGGTGGAATCGGTGATATCGAGGACACGTGTTTGGATCGCTGTTGCCATGTTGCCTTCGCTACGCAGTGGGGAGAATGCACTTCCGGCCACAAGGGGTGGCATATACGCTACCGTACTGCATTTAGATTCGTCATCAAAATAGGGGCCACACTCATAATGATAGATGGGCGGGGGGCCCAGTGTGACGCGTTTTTCCAACGAACCAGAACAGTTACGATAATAATCAACCAAGAAAATTGACTCCTCTTTGGCGATCCCGTATGCTGAAACGGTATGGTTTGTAAGGGTAACGGTTGTGGCGCTAAATGCTGCTGCTACCATGGAATCCACGGCGCTGTCAACAGTACAAGCGAACCATGAATTAACCTTGGCGGTTGTGACCATTGCGCGTCCATTAGATACCACCTTAAACCTTGCATAACCGTTTTGGACCGGGTTGAATACTGCGAGTTCGGGTGCGGAGATGGTGAGGCCAAGTCGGCGTGCCAGCCAATCGGTGCCCCAGCGGGACCAACCGACCGGAATGAATGTGATCACATTGTGTTCACAATCAAGGGTACGGCGCTCAACTAAGCGGTACGATGTGGGGGACCAAATAGAACCAGAAGCACGAAGCTCATCGGTTGAGTAGTCCCACA